AAAATAATGGAAGAACTCACATCTTACTCCCCAAAATAACTGATAAACTTCAACCTAAAGATACTTAAACAGAACAGTGTTTAAAGTATATAAATGACTCGTTCTCGCTTTGGTAGGGTTATAAAGAAGCCCGTTCTTTATATACCAGTAGAAACTGTACTAGACGACGATTATGCTACAGATGATCATGATGATTTTGAAGATGATTCAGTAATTGATACTGAAGATGAATATAACTCAGAAGAAGGTAGTGATGACGATTACGACGAAGACGCTGATGATAATGGTAATCTCAAGGATTTCGTGGTAGATGATGAGAGTGAGAGTGAGGAAGAATCGGCTTAAAAAAAACAAATTCTATATTAGAAATGGAAACTGATATTGGTAATCCTATTGAGTACAACCCCACTGTCGACCCTTTAAATCAGGAAATTGACCACGAAAAACAGGAGATGGTTGAAGACCAGCCGTATTATTTCCATCCGAGTGAAATGAATTATCCACCTCCCCCACCTCAGCAAAATGCAAAAATCGATATATTCACGAACATTGATAAATCTACGTGGATAATCGCGTTTGCTGTTTTTCTTTTAGGATTTTTCATGGGTAAGACTATGCAGCCAGTTATATTAAGATACACTTAAGTCACGTATACGTCTCGACAGTTTAGTATCAGAATCTTCATAACTTTCAGGTGTCGACGGATCCTGTGGAAATCCATTTAACCAGTGTTCCTCTGGAACGCCAGAGTAAGCAACAAACGTTCCTATGTTACCATATCTAGGGGGGATTCCATCTCTCCCAAAAAGAATGGGACCCCTGTATGTATCTTCGACGAACCCTTTCGTACTAGATGGTTCAGAAACTGTTTTGTTTTTTAAATCGTATTTTGGTTTAAAAAACAAAATAAAGAAAGCTCCGACTAGGAGTATCGTGATGATAATCCTAATCATTTTGTTTATTGTATATGAATATTATTTACGCGGATGAAACCTCTGGCTCACCGTCTTCCTTTGTATCCTCTACTTTCGCCTCAGTCGACTTGGCGTCCTCCTCACGCTTCCTCTGTCGCTCCTTCATCTCTTCATTGACAATTTCGTCAGCCTCCTTAACCAACTCTTCCATCGAAGTACCAGGCTTTTCCTTCTTAAGTCGCTCAAGAACCTCAGCAGGGTGAGAAATTGGCGCCTCATCGGGCTTGGTGTAAAACTTCGAGTTCTCATCACCGGGTGTATATCCAGTCTTTGTATCCATCATACCCTGTTTACGCTCCTGGAACATACGAGCAGCCTGAGCCTGGTTCTCCTTGTATCCAGACATGATTTCCTCCAACTTCTCGTTCGTATAATGAACATCCTCAATCTTTGCAGAATCGGGGGGAATGAGAAGCCACTTGTACATATCTACGACGTAGATATCAAACGTGGGATCCTCCTTTTGGAGGCGCTTGGCGTGATTGGCAGCCTCCTCACGGTTGGCAAAAGCACCACGAATCTTGATACCGAATTTGTCATTCTTTTGGGGTGCATCGGGACCCACAATAGAGAGACACGCATAGATTTGACCAGGTACAGTGGTATAATCTTGTTCGAGAGACATTATATTTATACATAGGCTTAAAACTTTAAGCTATTATCTATGTAAATGCATGAATACTGGGACAAGCAACCCGTACCTCGCGAAGGTACAGAACCCGGTGAAATAGACGAGTCTCGCGACATTACAAAAAAGACGACAAAACTTCCAGAGGGACTCGTATGGTCTTCGTGTAACCTGAAAGAAGCATGTGAGTTTTTGAGAGAATACTATGTAGTGCATGGACAGTTTAAATTGGCGTACACGGTTGAAGGTCTTAAATGGTCTATAGACGATAGTATTTGTATTCGAAAGATTGACACGAAAGAATTGGTGGGGTACATATCCAGTACACCTTTGGATGTGAACGTAGAAGGGAAGGAGCATAAGATGACCCAAATTGATTACCTATGTGTACATCCATCGTATCGCTCAGTGAGACTCGCACCACTTCTCATAACTGAAATTAAACGTCGAGCGAATAAGAGGGGTATTTGGCAGGCTATTTATACAGCCGTCACGAAGATTCCTACACCCATCACTAAATCATGTTATTGGCACAGGTTCTTAGATGTGAAACATCTCGTAAAGACTGGATTCCACCAAACGAATCGACTCCGCGAAAAGTTTTACGATATTCGGGGTCCGTGCAAACATGCGTGGAGAAAGATGACCATGGAAGATGTACCAAAAGTAGCTTCGATACTCAAGGAACACGTAAAGGAAGCTAAGATAGCTCCGGTCATCACAGAAGACTATGTGAAACGAGTCGTACTACCTATTCACTCATATGTGAATGATACCACAGACGATTTCATCTCATTCTATGATATTCCGTATGAACGTCGAGACGGGTCAGGGACTATAAATCAAGTATATAGATTTTTCATGGTGGGTGACGTATACAATGACGCATTTCTCATCGCCCGAAACCTCGGTTTCCATGTATTCAATAGCGCTGAGGTAGGTGTACATACAGAAACACTCGAGAAGGAAAAGTTCATCAAGGGAAATGGATTTGTATACTATTATTTATGGAACTGGCACTTAAGTGAGGTACTCGAACCTAAAGAAATATCAGTTATTATTCCATAAGGGTGACATGGAAGAAATTCGCAAGAACCACAATGATGCCAAGAGAAATCTCATCCAGTCCGTTTCAAAAGAGGGCGAACACATTCTCGATGTAGGTTGTGGGTTTGGTGGAGATCTTCAAAAATGGCACAAGTGTGGAGTGAACATTAACATGTGTGATCCCGAACCATCAGCCCTAGAAGAGGCTCGTTCCCGCGCTAAAAATATGCATATGCGAGTCAATTTCTATGAGGGTGACATTCATAATTGCCCAAATAGAAAATTTGATGTTGTATGTTTCAATTTTTCTTTACATTATATATTTGCAACGAAGAACTTGTTTTTTAGTTCGATACATGAAATAAGAAAACGGATAAAACCAGGTGGTATTCTCATGGGTATCATTCCAGATTCTGAAAAGATTATTTTTAAAACTCCTCTCATAGATGATAGAGGCAATTTTTTCAAACTCAAAGACCATGGGAATGGTGGTTTTGGTGAAAAGTTATTTGTAAATCTGGTTGATACACCTTATTATGCGGATGGACCAAAATCAGAGCCGGTGGCTTTCAGAGACTTGTTGATCACACATTTAGAAGAGTTGGGGTTTAGTTTAGAACTTTGGCAGGGTCTCACTGGAAATCCTATATCGGAGCTCTATAGTAAATTTATCTTTGTATATAAGAGATGAGAACACTTGCGCTGTTATTGATAATCAATCTGTTTGTTCTTTATTATACCAGGCAACCAAAGGAACTTGTTGAGGTTAAGGAAAAATATACCATCCTCAGGAAACACCTTCGTGAAACAAATAACGAAAAGTATCACATGCTTCACAGGACTATACCCATCACGGGTATGAAACGAATGTGGGGTTCTGTCGGTTCTAATACAAACAAAGGTGGTGAAATAGTTGTATGTCTAGATGGTAAACCGAATGAAATATTTCACGTTCTGATTCATGAATTGGCCCATTGTACCGTGAGTGAATACAAACATTCCCCACAATTTTGGGAAAATTACATCGAACTTCGGGACATGTGTATTAATTTGGGTATTTATGAACAAATTCCCGAAAGAACCGAATTCTGTGGTCAGCACATTCAGGATAAATAATCTCAGTTTAGTTTAAATGAAGACNCCGGTNAACATTTTGATTACGGCCATCGCGTATTGGATACTCCTATACGTCGTAACACTCGTACCACTTATATCCAAGAGTTATCATTTAAACCTCATATGGTTTACTGTCATTATACCCAATGTTATTCGATTCGCCATCGGTAACATCCCACGCCTCGCGGTAGACCGAGTATTTTTCTTATCCACGACTTTCATCGCGTTAGTTATTACCTTTTTCATCAACCAGATTTCATCTGAAACGAAGAAAGCTATGACTGATCATAAAGCCGACGTTAGCAAGAAACTTAAATTGAGTGCCTTGTTAGCGGGGACGTTTGCTCTTGGTGCTTTGGGTACGTATTATTCTGGAATTGATAATTCTATTTATAGTAATATGGGCTGGGAAAGGCCTGTTTAAGGCTTGACTACATAGTCCTTCATGAAATAGAAGACGATCGCGGCTACTACACCAGTAGTCGCGAGGCCAACCATACTCCTACCCCCTTGTTCGTTAAGGAACTTGGGGATAGAAGTCGCCAATTTGTCCTGGACAGGCTTGCTCACCGCAAGACCTGTGCACGCCGCAACAAGAAGAGCGGTCATTTGTTCGTCGGTGAGATTCATGGGGTTCTTACTGGCGGGCTTCTCAGCCTGTTGCACATGCATTCCCTGAGGCTGGGGAGCAGTCATCTGGGGCATCATACCCTGCATCTTGGGTTCATCGGTCATCATAGGGGGTTCCATCATGATATCGTTAATGGGAGTAGAATCCATCGTCTCTTTACTCTGACTCACATTTTTTTCGGGTTGAATTTGCGCTTCGTTTTTTATAAAAGATGTGGACTGATTCTGACTAATGGGAACCATTCCTTCTCCGTCATCTGAAAGATTCATGGTATACACTCGATCTGAAGCCATTTAATATACCCATAGTTTTTTGAACAATTATCGAGACGCACCTACTTAGTCTTTGTGATCTTGAGGTTTGTTTTCTTAGTCGCCTTCTTAGCATCATCTTCCTTCTGCTGCTGATGTTTGGGGTTGTACATCTTCTGGTGCAATCTCCATAAATCTGGACCACCAACCCTGAAACCCTTTCTAACCGTTGCTTTGTACCAAAATACACAATCCTGAATCTTGTTAGATTTTACTGTATTATCTAACACGAGACATTCGTAGTTCTCTGTACAGGCGTCCATCACTTTACAAAACATATCGAAAGAAGGGAAGATACCAAAGAAGGATTTGTATAACTTTTCTCTGTTCTGGATAATGTTCTCCCTGAGAATAAACACATAATCCACATTGGCTCGTAGTGCCGGTGGTAAGTCCATAACATATTGCATTGTGAGCATAAAGAAGATCTTCCAATGACGACCATTCATAAAACACTGTCGAATACACGTATCTTTTAGAAACTTTGAGTCATACATACAGTCATCCAGAAGCATAAACGCTCCACAATTTGATTTACCCCCGCCCACCAACTTTCTCTGTCGGGCCATAACCCTTTCTATCGCATCTCTGTCGTAGTCACCATAAATGAATAAATCTGGGATAAACTCAGAGTAAAAATGATTACCCTCTTCTGTTCCTGATAGTACAATACCTGCCGGGAGGTGTTTCTTATGATACATGATATCTTTCACCAGAGTTGATTTACCGGTGTTACGCTTACCTATGAAAACACACACCCTGTCATCCGCGATCGTCTCGGGTTTGAATTTCCTCAATTGAAGATTCATTCTAATGTACTGTCTCGTTTTATTTACCAAAATTTTACTCATATACAGTAGGAATGGCTGGTCGTCTGAGACTTGCTGCCACTGGGGTCCAAGATGAATGGCTCACAGGTGAACCACAGTTTTCGTACTTTCTAACAAATTTCAAACGTCACTCAAAATTTGCTTTTGATTATGTTGAGAGCCAATTCGATGGGGACATAGATTTTGATAAGACTGTCATATGCACGATACCGGGTGACAAAGGTGATTTGATTAAAAATGTTACACTGAAGGTTACACTGAGTGATCCCAAACCAGATGACGGTGGTGAAAATGATATGGTATGGTCACCGTCTATAATTACTCATATGATAGACTACGCAGAACTTTTAATAGGTGGACAACCCATTCAACGAATTACAGGAGAGTACATCTATATGCATCAACAACTTCATAATACGAATGACGACATCGAACAAACACTGTACTTTCTCAATGGACATGGTAATTATCTAAGTTATGCAGATCCGTATACATATTTCCTGGATATTCCATTCTATTTTTATAGGAACCCATCCCTGGCTATACCAACATGTGCACTTCAAAAACAAGTCGTAGAGGTGAGAATTAAACTAAAACCAATTTTAGATCTCGTTCGAAACGTGAGTAGTACGGATCCAAGTGATTCATATGCTGATGCATCCGCTTCAATCTTAAAGTTCTCACTTGATACCGAGTTTGTGTATTTGACAGAAGAAGAAAGAAACTTTCTCATGACCCGCCCACTCGATTACGTCATCACACAAGTTCAAATGTCTAAATTTGTCATGAAAGCTGGTGAAAATAAGAAAAGTGTCATGTTAAACTTTCAACATCCCGTGAAAGAATTATTATTCACATCACAAAATGATGTTGCTTATCTCACCAACATATCAAACTGGTACAATAGTATAGTAAATGCAGAATTGAGATTCAATAATGAAATCGTATTTAACAGGGGTGGTTTATTCTTAGAATATGAACAACCACTTAAACATCACGTGAACGTACCATCCGCTTTAGTGAATGCAACACAACCGTTTAATGGGGTACTTCCAAAATTGGGTCCCTCCACGTTCGGTGTATACTCATTTGCATTACAGCCCGAATCCCCTCATCCAACCGGGCAAGTCAATATGAGTCGTATCTCACATAAACTATTCACAATCGAAATTGCGGTGCCACCCGCCTACGCATCTTATGACAGTACGACACGTATATATGCTATAAATTATAACGTTTTGCATATTAATAGTGGTTTAGCTGGATTAAAATTTTAGATGGATATAGTAGTAATGGCTGGGCAAATTCAACTAATGGCAACTGGACCTCAAGAGGAATTTTTCACTTTAGATCCAGACTACAGTCATTTCATCGAGAGTTTCAAGAGGCACTCGAATTTTTCCAGGGAATATGTCGATATAGACTCGGAAAATGGAGCCGATTTTGGAAAAAAGGTTAGATTTAAGATTCCACAGAATCAGGGAGATATCCTGAAAACTATCAGTGTGAGATGTACACTTCCGGAAATTCTAACGAGTACCACGATGTATATCGAATCTGTCGCACATGCTTTGATTGAACATGTCGAATTGATCATAGGTGGAAAGGTTATACAACGTATAACGAGTGACTATCTTCAGATATATTCTGAACATAACGTCACACAAACAAAACAAAAGGCACTCGAACAGCTCATCGGTAAGTATCCATTACGAACGACTGATAAAAGGGTGGGTGAAGTGATATCGGGAGGTGGGGGTAATACGGGTATAATCATACACGATACGTTAGGATTAAACACTGATGAGACCTTTTTCGTGGATATTCCCTTCTATTTTTATAACCACCCAGAACTTGCCATACCCTTGTGTGCTATAACGAAACAGGAAGTCGAAGTGGAGTTCAAATTGAGAGATGTACAAGATTTGGTCATTAAGGGTGATGGTACGTATATCACATTAAATGAAACACTCAAAATTAAAGAATTTCAACTTTGTACAGAACTTGTATTCATAGACTGTGAAGAACGAATTAAATTTCAAAAAATGAAGAGAGATTACCTCATAACACAGATTCAGCAAAATGTATTCGATGTAGACGCCGGTGTTAATACGGGAAAATTCAAGTTAGACTTTGACAATCCCGTGAAGGAACTCTACTTTGTTATTCAAAGACAAGGGACTACAGGGGATGGTGTGAGTCAGGGTAATTTTGTAACGATTTTTGATTATGATAATACAGCCAGTGTAGAAGGTGGAAAATTTATACTTTATGAAAATTTAGATCATCTAACACTCACGTTAGACGGTCAGGAGATTATCACACGTGATACAGGGAATGTCATATTTCTAAAGGCTGTCCAGGGGGCGATTCATCATTCAAAAACACAGCTCATTCGTCGCTTTTATTCGTATAGTTTCGCCCTCCAGCCGGAAGAGTGGTATCCAACAGGACAGGTTAACTTCAGTTTAGTGAAAGAGCAACTCGTGAACCTAAGTCTCACAAATTGTCCAGATTTTAACAGACAAGTACGTATCTACGCTTTGAGCTATAATACTCTTCGTATACGCGAGGGAATTGCCGAAACTCTTTTTGATTCTAAACAATAAAGATGAATATGCAAACAGGCTTCGGTGATGCTGGAGACGCTATGTTTGAACAATATATTCAAACCATGACTAATATTCTTCTCCCAGTTTTTGAAAAGGGTTTAACACTTGCATGTGACTATTCCAAAGCTTGTGGACGAGATACTCTCCTTCCAGAAGATGTGGAATATGCAACAAAGTATTGTGCGATGTATAAAGTCGGTGAGGACGTTGGGTCTATTTACCCAGATATATATGAACAGGTTGACGATGACGAAGATGAAGAAATGCCCACGGTTCCACCAGAAGACTGCCCACCGTTTGAACGTTATTCAGGAAACAATCCTGTTTTTTTACAGGTGAACGACGCCTACGACCGTTGGGACGATTGGAAACCCCAGAATCCGTCAGAAGAGATGTTAAAAAATGCTATTAATAGTAATGAGCACATCAGAACCTGAAGGATGGACTTTTTCTGATAAGGCTAAGTTACATATTTCAAACTTAGATTCAAGCTCTAGTGATGATTCATCAGATGATGAACAATTATTTTCAAAAACAAAAACATTAAAAGCAAAACGATTTAAAAAAATAGTAAAAAAGGAAGAAATTACAAAAGAATAATTTTTTTCCTAACCTATAGTATAACAACAACGATGTCGGCCGCCGCTCTCCAGACCGTAAACCTTGTAACCCAAGAACTCCAGACCCAGACCCTCAACTCGATTGTCGGTGGTTTCTCTTTCGCCGCTGCCATGTCGTGGATGGACTTTGTTCGGTGGACTATCACCCAGATCATTAAGGTCCCCAAGAATGGTGGTGCTCAGTACGCCATGACCGCGGTCCTTACCTCCCTCCTCTCTGTGGTTGTCTTCTTAGTCATCTCCAGGATTACTGGTAAGGCTTCTAAGCCCGCACAGCCCGTCTACGCGATAACCCGCTAAACGGTTTGCTTTTCATTAAAAACATCAGGAGTAGTCCAGCTAAAATAATTAGTACTATATACAAATACTCTTTTCTCCACTTATAAGAATTCTTTACGACTTCAGGAATACTTATTATTGGCTCTTTCTTTTCAACCTTCTTGGGCTCTTCTATAGAAACTTTTGGTAAATTTTCTAATTTATCAGTTGAACCTGTGATTTCAAATTTCAATATATGATCTTGATTTCTAAAATCATACGGAATGAGTCGACCATGACTCATGTAAAAAAACTCTACTTTGATATCTTGTATCATTTTTTGACTTCCAGTATGGAAATTATGCACTAACATATCGTCAGCTCCGTTAAAATTGATGAATTTGGATCCGTCTAGAAGTATATGCCCGGTATAGAAAGGTGTGGATGTATACACAGATTGTGTAAACTCATCAGAGCCCGTTGTCAATTTTAATACCAACGAATTTGGTCCATTTATATTTATAGCCCCAGATTTGATACTATCAGTCACCGAACTATGGTTCCCCGAACTGAAACCCAAAACCTGGTGGGGCGTTGTAAAATGTGAAGAATTACTCGAATACCCATTCGTACCATCATAAAATTCAAGTGTGAATGCATTATCGGATGCGTGTGTATTAGAAAATGTCAACGCGTTTGTGTCTGTATCAAATACGACTGAGTTTATATTGGAATCTGGTGGTGCGAGTTTAGTAGCCAAGTCACTTGCCAGTTCTGTTCCTGTGCTGTAGTTTGTTTCATCTAATGAAAAAACATTTCCATCCACACTAAATGTTTTGTTCGTCACACATGTAATCAACTGTGGTGTGGGAATTCTTGCAGATACAAGTTTGATATTTGTTACGTCATAAATAGGGTTATCCAAAGTAACGGTATAATTATTAGCGTATGAATATACATTGGTATCTCTCTCACCACTATCTATGTTAAGGGTGTGGACCTTCATTAAAATACATGTATAATATTTTAATGAATGTTTTTGTCTAATGAACTAAAAAATTAATGAGAGAGTGAATGAGAAAGGGGGTTATTCTGGAGCTGTCTCTTGGCTATGTCGAGGTTATTAGTGTTGGGATTCGCGTTACCCTTGTAGGCGTTAAATTGATGATACGGCTTTTGTTGATACTGTTGCGTCCATCCACCATTGGCCGCGTTGACACGTCCATCGATACGTGTAGTATCCGAACGAACAGCGGTAAGAGCACCACCCTGTTTGAGAGCTGTTTCACGAACATTCATTCGACCAGCGTTACCCATCCGGTTTGGCTTTCCTCGTCGGTCTTCTGGGCGGAAACCGTATTTCATGAGTTCTTCATTATTCTTAGAAGCCACCTTTACAGCGGCACTATTGGTGTACGCACCACGGTGACTGTGAATACCCGGCGCTGGATGATTCATGTATGTATATTGTTCATCCGTGCGGTCAGTCTTGAATCGAGTGGGATCTTGTGGCATCGCACCCGCCGATATGAATCGCTTCGCACCATTGAATCCTAAACCATCCGCACGGTGACCGGTCTCCGAACGGTTAGTGGTACGCTTGGTCTTTTCATGTTCATTACGGGGAACAACACCCGACATCCCCTGTGCCCGCCCAGCCATAGTGGGTCTCCTCGATGGGAGGAAAGATGTAGTCTCTGGTTTGTTATGTGTAAGCTCACCAACCTTCGCGGAGCGACCACCGGTAACATCCGCCGCTGGACCTGTACGCCCTGGAAGTGTGGTTAACCGATATTCACCAACATTAACCGGATTCACACGAAAGGTCTGCTGAAAACCACCAACGGCTGGCACGTGAGCACCGACCCCCAAACCCGGCCCGACGAGCTGTTTCTCGACGGGTGACAAGTTATTCATACGACCATGATCATACATTCGATTGCGCATGTTCAGAATTTCTTGACCACCACTACGTTGTTGGGGGCTGATATCACCAAAATTTTCCATCTCCATTTTGTGTGGAACTTCGGGGGAGGCGTCAAAATTATTAGATTCTACTATTTCAGGATTTTTCATTGTTGGTGGTACGTTGTCGACCTTGGGTGGTGCGGACTTGGTACTCAAATTCCTACCGGCAAAAACAAGACCAGCAACAGCCATGAGCGATATAGGATCAGCCATTCTTACTTCTTATTAACATTTTTATTAAGATACCTTCGCTCAAACAGTCCATTCTGGAGTTCGGCGCGGGTACTAGATGGGTCATATTTCTGAGTACGAAGGGGAACCTTACACTCCATGTTAGAGAGGGGAAAAAGGTTACGCTCGTACGTCTGAATTATATGCTTGTTAAATCGTGAAGTAGATTGAGGGCGAAGTTGATCACTCGTTTCGATATACTGCGCTGGGGAGCCCTTACCTGCCATATAAGGGGCGGTGCCGTACAACATAGTGTTGGGGCGGCAATCACCACAATTTAAAGCACTGGGCTGGGGGTAGACAAAAATTTCGTCGTTTGCTTTTACCGGGGGAACGGCGCCCGTATTTTGAACAATGGAAAGTCCAGGTTGAAGTTGATATGCCATTTATTATTACATAAGAATATTTATCTAGCAAACATGCCAGAACGCTTATCGCCGTGACTACCGAGACCAGAAAATGCCCCGAGCTGAACACCACGAGCGTTGGGATCACAGAAGCGGGTGTCACTTTTACACATGGGAGCATGTTTTCGCCCATAAAGAGATTCCGCAAAAGCCGTCTGGTCCCCTGGGATTTTGGTCACGGGGTTTGAAACAAACTGACGTTCCATGGCGTTGCGAAGATACTTGGGCATGGGTGAACGAGAACGACCTGCATCATATGGAATACGGTCACTGGTGTAACTGTTCACAAACGGTTTAACGGTGGGATAATAGCACGCCTCTAATCTGTTAGGTGCGTCACTAAAGTCGGTGATCATGACATTTCCCATGGGATTATCAGGTGTTGGCATCTGACAGCTCACACCTTCAACCGAACCACCATACGTCTCCTTAACCATCCTAGACTTATAAAGAACGTAAATAACGGCGAGGACCGTCGCACCCAAAACGAAAACCCTAGGGTCACGGCGAATGAGATAGAGTATGGTGCATACATAAATTACGAATCGGGAAGCAGCATTAACCCGGTCTTCTGGAGTTTGATCATTTGTTGGCCAGAATTGATTAACCTGGTCAGCTCTCACGAGCTGCTGAGGATCGTCGAACCAGGCCTTCATTTAGTATATGTTAGGTTTATTTTTTGGGCAGACCACCAAGCATACTACCCATCATTTTCATGAGAGCGTCTTGGTCGAGGTCACCGTCTCCATCTTGCATCTGGCTTGCGACACCCTTTGCAATCTTTTCAATTTGTGAAAGAGTATCGTCTGGGAGAGAAGTGATAGTGGTACCGAGCATGTACAGTGTTTGGAGATACTGCCAGGTAGCAGCCTTTGTATTTGTGGACATATTACCCCAATACTTCTTGATATCGAGTTCCCTGAGAAACTCGATGTTCTCAACCTCTTCGAGTAAAAAAGTCTCATCCTTGGCAGAAATCTTTCCTGCGTAAGGGGTGACACCATCCATAAAACCGTTTACAACGAGACGGGGATTGGTGGACTTCAACATGTCAAAGGAGGTGAGCATCTTCTTAATGCCTTTTTCATCTGGAAAAGTCTTGTGCAATTCCACAAGAAATTGACTCATCATATCATTAAACGCAGATACGGACGCCATATTCTTATACTATTGGTTAATCTTTAAGTTTAGAAAGGTTCACTGGAGATAGCTTCCTTCTGTGCTAAACCACCTGATATAATAAAAAATACCAGTATCGCGTTGAGAACGGCAGGTTTGGTATATTTATTGAGTTCTAATTTACCTTCATTATTCAAATATGCTTTGAGGTGAATATAAGCGGCGGTTATTCCCGCTGCAATTAGGGCGGCACTCACTGGGTCGCGCAAATGATCTGAGAGTTCCATTTAATTATACCGGGGATTTTTTGTACGATGGTCTGGTGCATCACCAAATAATACGTCATCGTCTGTAGGTTGAGGTTGTTCCTGGGGGTATGGAGAGGGAGGGGGAGGGGGTGCTGCGATTGGTTCTGATACTGGTTCGGGTGCATGTACACCGTGTACCGTTTTGAACTCATTTTCAAGTCCGGTGGGTTGGGGGTCATTCATTTCATCTAGGGGTTCTGGTTCCATCATAGGCTCGGGCTCGGGCTCGGGCTCGGGCTCACCGAAGGGTTCTTCCATATGTTCGTCGAGAACGTCTGGGTCGGTGGTGTCTTCGACTTCTCCATCCAGAGAAATATCCCTAGTCTCTTGTGACATATACGTTTGGAGGATTTGTTGAACAGGGATCAATTCTTTTACGGTGTTTTCGATAGAAAGGGAAAAACGCATCGTGAGATTCTCATCACGAGCGTATTCACTCTGTTCTTCATGAAAAATATAAGGATCTTTGTACAAGTCCCGCGCAGCGTTGTTGTAACACGTTTGAATAAATACTTCTTCGGTAGGAAGCTTCAGGGAAATCTTTTTGTTATCCGCTTTGAGGCGAACAGCTGAAAGAATCTTTGTGCACGCAACAAATACAGCAGCGAGGAGGTCCCCAAACCAAGAACACCGGTCTGTGATGTTATCGGCGTGACGCTTTGACATTGCATTCGACCAATTAGGAACCTCTTTCAACAACTTTTGAAACATGATGAGAACTTGTTTACCCTTAGAGGTCTTCACAGATTCCGCATACATCTCCTGAAAAACTTCAATCATAGGTGGGCACATGATGATACACATCTGTCCGAGATACTCCTTCTTCGCTTCTACGAGAACGTTCAGATTGTCCATTTATGATTAAGGGGTTTTTTAAAATGATGTTTTCCTACGCACTTCTCCTGTACTGATTCGCCATCTTTTTTAGATTCAATAGATTGGGTAAGTCCACATCATCTTCTTCTTTTACTTCCTTTTTCTTTTTAGATACAACCCATGAAACGTACACGTCATAATCACTCAAGAGTTTTACACTAAACCCAC